ATATAGCGAAGTTAATCTATGGTCGTGGACTGAATGCTTTAGACGCGTCTAAAAAGCCCGACCAATACGCTCAAATGCGTGTAATGTTTAACAAGGATTGCATTCGTAAAATGATTATGGATGCAAAAATGTTAGGACAATTTGCTATTCAAGTTATTTACTCTAAAGACCATTCAAGAATTGATAAAGCATACCATATACCCGTACACCTTCTACGCCCAGAAAAATGCAATAAAGACGGAGAAATAGAAGCGTATTATTATTCGGACAATTGGACAGATACAAAGAAGTTTCCACCAAAGCGGATTCCGTCTTTCGGTACGTCAAAAGAACAAATAGAAATACTTTACGTTAGACCTTATTCCGTAGGACTTAAATACTTTGCGTTGGTTGACTATCAAGGTGCGCTACCTTATGCTGTTTTGGAAGAAGAAATAGCGGATTATCTGATAAACGAGGTTCAAAACGGATTCAGTGGTACAAAGGTTATAAACTTTAACAACGGAATCCCGACTGAAGAACAAATGAGCGATACCGAAAGGTTGGTAAAATCAAAGTTAACGGGTTCAAAAGGCGAAAGAGTAATTATTTCATTTAACAACAACCGTGACCAGTCAACGGAAGTTACGGACATTCCGCTAAATGACGCGCCTTCGCACTATGAATATCTTTCGGACGAATGTATGAGGAAAATAATGTTAGGACATAACGTTACGTCACCTTTACTTTTTGGCGTTTCAAGTTCTAACGGATTTTCAAGCAATGCGGACGAGCTGAAAAACTCGTTTATTCTTTATTACAACATGGTTGTACGTCCGTATCAAGAACTTATTTTGGATGCGTTAGACCGCATTTTAGCGTACAATGGCGTGAATTTAAAATTGTACTTTGAAACGTTGAAACCTTTGGAGTTTACCGATGCGTCGGGCAAGGTTGAAGAAGAAGACGTAAGCCTTTCGAAAGTTGACCCTGTGGATATTTTAATAGGTTTAGGCGAAGACCCAAACCCAGAATGGTTGTTAATAGATGAATTTGAAGTTGACTACGATAACGACGACGCAGAAAACGAACTATTAAGCACAGAACCAAAACAAAGTTTTTTATCAAAGGTTGTGAACCTTGTTTCGACGGGAACACCAAAGCCGAATATAAAAAGCGAACAGGACAAAGTAATTAACGGTATTCAATTTTTAACGCGTTATGTGTACGCGGGAAATACAGGCGGTAAAAGCGGTCAACCACGACCATTTTGTGTTAAAATGATGGAAGCGGGTAAGATTTACAGAAAGGAAGATATTATTCGAATGGAAAAAATACCCGTCAATCCGGGTTGGGGGCCAAGAGGCACAAACACATACAGTATTTGGAAATATAAGGGCGGTGGCAATTGTTGGCATAGATGGAACAAACAAGTTTATGCAACGTTTGAAGGTATGGACATTGATGTAAACGACCCGCTTGTAAAACAAATTGCAGGACGCAAAGCGGAAAAGATGGGTTACGTAGTTAAGAACCCTTCGTTTGTAACACAACTACCCATTGAAATGCCTAACCGAGGATTCCTACCTAAACGAAAAAGATAATGGCAGAAGCACTACTCATAACACGCGACGATTTAGTACGGCTAACCGCGTTAGGTGGCAACGTAGATACGGATAAATTTATTCAGTTCATTAAGATTGCACAGGATATTTACATTCAGCAGTATTTAGGTACGCAGTTGTTTAATAAAATTAAGACGGACATTGAAAATAACACGTTAGCAAGTCCCTATTTGGAGTTGTTGGAAACGTATATAAAGCCTATGCTAATACATTGGGCAATGGTTGAATACTTACCATTTGCAGCGTACACAATCGCGAATAAAGGAATGTATAAGCACAATTCAGAGAACGCAACTAACGTAGAAAAATCAGAGGTTGACTATTTAGTGGAAAAAGAACGTTCCATTGCACAACATTATACACAGCGTTTTATTGACTATATAGGAAGCTACAACAATTTGTACCCTGAATACAACGAATATCAAAGCGGGGATATGTCCGCGAGTGCAAACAATTACTTTCGGGGATGGTATCTATAAAGAAAACTTACAAACCGAAGCGCGACAATATACAGAAATTAACCGCGTACATAAAGACGATAAAAAATGAAAAGTTTCAGCCAATTTCCACAGGCAACCGACCTAACCAACGATGACCTTTTATTGATTAGTCAATGGGATGGATTTAGTAGTTATGTGACAAAATACGTTACGGCAAATTTATGTGAGTCCGTAAGCAAAAAGGAGTTTATATGTCAAATTTCACAATTTTCGACAAACGCACCAATTATAACAATTATTAAAGATGATTTTAACGACACTTACACAACATCGTATAGTTCAGTTGGAGTTTATTTAATTCAAGGGTTTGATTCCGATTTGTTAGGTGACGAAGAAATGTATATAAATATGGCGTCAATAGAACAGGGTTGTTCAGTAATAATAAACAACCAAGCGGTAAACGAAATAAGAATACAAACATTTGATAGTTCCATTTCTCCATCGGATAGCAAATTAAGTGGAATTTCAACAACTTACTTACACGTAATAAAATACCTTTAATGAAAACATACCTAACAACACTTTTTAGCGGTTTAGTCGCACTATTAACACCTATTAAGCCTTTGATATTAATGGCGTTCTTTGCGATTGTTTTAGATACGTATTTTGGTATATGGAAGACGGTACGAAAAGACGGATGGAAAGCAGTACGAAGTAGAAGACTAAGCGACACGATAACAAAAAGCCTTTTATATGTTGGCGCAATCATTTGTATTTTTTTAGCGGAAAAGTTTATTCTTGCTGACGTATTCGAGAATTACACGAAGGTTGAATATATGCTAACTAAATTGTTTACGCTTTTCTGTTTAATGACCGAGGTTAAATCGATGTCAGAAAGTTACAAAGAGGTTACGGGAAAAAACCTTTGGAGAGCGTTTTTCATGTTTGTACAAAGAACCCGCGAAACACGTAAGTAATGGCGTTGAAGTCCACATGGCAAAAAGTAGATGAACTCGAAGCGGGTAAACAGGATTTACTTGTTTCGGGTACTAACATAAAGACAATTAACGGAAGTTCGATATTAGGTAGCGGCAATTTAGTTGTAAGTGGTGGCGGTGGCGTTCCGGATGGTGACAAAGGCGACATAACGGTTAGCGGTTCGGGTTCGGTTTGGACAATTGACAATGGCGCGGTAACGAACGCAAAAATTACCGCCGTTGACGCAACAAAGGTAACGGAAGACGCAACGCATAGATTTGTAACGGACACCGAAAAAAGTACGTGGAACGGAAAACAAGATTCGTTAGTTTCGGGTACGAATATAAAGACTATTAATTCTACGTCGTTATTGGGTAGTGGGAATGTAGCGGTTCAAGAAACGTTAGTAAGCGGAACAAATATAAAAACGATAAATAGTACGTCTTTATTAGGTAGCGGTGATATTACAATAGGTTCAAGCATTGCGATAGGAACAACACCGATTACAGGCGGTACAATAGGGCGCATATTATTTGAAAATGGCGGTAACGTTGTAGGGCAAGATTCTTCATTATTTTGGGATAACACGAACAAACGTTTAGGCGTTGGTGCAACACCTTCAACATCGGTTAGATTGGACGTTAGATCGCAAGGGGCGTTATCTACGGATATTGCAGTCAGAGTTCGCAATAGTGCTAATTCCGTTAGTTTGTTAGACTTTCAAGGCACGGGTGATTTAGTAACAAGGCATACAAGTTCGGGTTCATCTTTAGGGTTATTTCATCGTAATGATACTACTGGATTTTCACTAAGTACAGGAACAAGTGGTTATGGAACGGGCACAGGTATAGAGGTTCAAGGTACAAGTGTTTGGATAATGGATACAAGTACAAGAATGTTTAGGTTTACATCTGTATTTGGGAACGATGGGGATTTATGGACATTCTATAATCAAGGTACAGGAGGAGGTAAAAGATTATATTTAGGCATAGGGGCTGAATCCTTTACATGGAATAAAACGTGTTATAGCATTGGCGGGAACTTATTCGGTAGTAACCCGACAGAAACAAATATCTTTGGCATTAAAAGCGGCACAGCTCCAACAAGTAGTACTGCTGATTCTTTTAAAATGTATTCAGCCGACATAGTAGCGGGTAACGCCGCACCACATATTAGAACGGAAAACGGAAACATAATAAAAATATATCAAGAAACTACTGCCGTTGCGTCATCAACAAGGGCGGGAACAGGAGGCACGACATTAACAAGCAACACGACTTTTGATGGGTACTCGTTAGCGCAAGTTGTAAAAGCATTAAGAAACTTAGGAATATTAGCATAATATGGGATTGATAATTAAAGCAACAGAAGCAAAAAGCATAACGATACAAGGTACGGAACTAACGTTACCCGAAATATACGCGCGTATTCGCTTTGTAGGGGATTTTAACGGCTTATTTATAGAAGGTGAAGTACAAACATTCGCGAGTAAATTAACGTTTACGGAAAACAAGCCTATTTATACGGATGTTCCAATCGGAGGTTATCGTGCGGAACTACAAATAGACGAACAGCAGACTTTAGAAACCGCACATAAATACGCTAAAATGGCGTATGAACAATTAGGATATGAAGTAATAATAGATTTAGTATAGTATGGTAAGAAAATATACAGATGAACAGCTATTAAAAAGAGTTCAACAATTAGATTCTTTTAAGGGTATTCCACAAGGTCGTTGGATTTTGGGAGTAAGGTCAAACGAAGACACACCGAATAAGTTTGACGACAAGTTCTATGAATTTGAAGGTGAGGAGTTCATTCGTGTTTTGAGCGGAACAACGCATCCCGGCAAAACTATCTTACAAGGCGGGTTTATGGAATACAACCCAAAAGGCGCAGCGGTTGTACGTGCCGACAAATGGTATTACAACGTGTGGAAATACGGACTACATAGAAGAAAGATGCCCGCGTTATTACAGATAGGCGCACAAATTGAGGTGTATCGAGATGGCGACAAAGATGGAAAAAGCGAAGAGTTAGGAAAACCTATTCCCGGATGGTATGGAATTAACTACCATACTAACACGTACAATTGGAACGCAGCAAATTTAAAGATTAAAACGGAAGACATAAACGCATGGTCAGCGGGTTGTCAAGTTATTAATGAGCGTGAAAAGTACGTTGAACAGATGAAATGGTACGAGAACGCGCAAAAGACGAAAAAACAAGAATATATAACCTATTGTTTAATTAACGAATTTGAACCATGAAAAAGGGCAGAAAGAAAAAGGATATTAGCATAGACATTGACACTAAAAACGTGGACTTGAGTATCGAACGAAAAGACGAAGAACTAACCGCAACTTTAGACACACCAATTATTGACGTGTATGTCGAAAAGAAAGACGACAAAGTAAAGGTAAAGGTTAAGGCTGACGAGAAAATAACCAAAGTATTCCGAAATCTTCGTCAAAAGAAAAGTAGTTACGAATGAACGTAATTAAGCACACCCGAAATATACACGAACTTGAAATGTCTGACATGAAGTTCGAGTTGGCGGTTCTTTCCGATATTCACTGGGATAACCCTAAATGCGACCGGGAAAAACTGAAGAAAGATTTGGACTATTGCGTAAAACACGAAATACCAATCTTTGTAAATGGTGATTTCTTTTGTTTGATGCAAGGGAAAGGCGACCCACGTAGAAATAAAAGCGACATACGCCCCGAACATAACAACGCGCGGTATTTAGATTCGATTGTAGAAACGGCGGTTGAATGGTGGAAACCTTACGCACACTTGTTAACCGTTATTGGATATGGAAACCATGAAACGGGAATAATTAAACACCAAGAAACGGATATTTTAGCGCGTTTTGTTGACCTGTTGAACTATCAATGTAAAACGAACATACAAACGGGCGGTTATGGCGGTTGGTTGATTCTTACAAAGGAACACGGAACAAGGAAATTAAGAGTCAGAGCCAAGTACTACCATGGTGGAGGTGGCGGAGGAATAGTTACGCGTGGAGCGATAAACCTAACGAGAGCGTTGGAAATGTACGAAGACATGGATGTTTTCACAATGGGACATATTCACGAAAATTGGGCTCGAAATGACATGAGAGAAACGTTGTTACATAGTCAATCCGTCGGATTTGTAACGAACCAAAAGCACATTCATTCAATGATTACAGGAACGTATAAAGACGAATACCAAGATGGGTACGGCGGTTGGCATATTGAACGTGGCGCACCAGTAAAGATATTAGGCGGTCGTATTTTAAAGGTTAATTTCAAAATAATTAACGCCAATTACAGGGCTGATATTGATTCATTTACGTTTCCGAGATAAAATAATTTTAAAAATAATTGTTAAAAATAGTTTTACTTTGTGAATAAGTATTATATTTGCGTATAACAATTAACGAAAGAGATATGAAAAAGTTAGAACAATGGTTACCACAACCGAATCAAAAAATCCTATTTAATGGTAAATTATTCAATTTTATTTCCATTGATTTTGGAGGTAAATGTAAAATCAAAGATTTGAAAAGCAAAAAAGTTTTATCAAACATTGATATTTCCGAATTGCAAAAGGCTAATTAAAACAATCGAGGTATGAAAAAAGTAGTAGACGACAATTTAGAGTTTAGCACACTTGAGTTGCAAAAGTTGGAAGCCATGTTATTTTTGGCGTATTGGAAAAATGTACATTATTACGGCAAGGCTAATTCAATAACGCAATATGCTTTGCGGTCGTGGGGTCGTGTTTATAGCATAATGGAAAATAACGGCATTAAACAAGACATGAAATTACCAGAACACGAAGATGCGTTTAAGTATTCAAACATAGAATTGAACAAATGAATTACAAGGTAAAATCGGTCATTGAATTAATTGGGATAATTGGTTCTTTGTGGGTAGGATATGAAGTAGTAAAGTACATGATATTATATTTTTGAGTTATGAAATGTAGAAATTGCGAAGGCACAGGAAACGAGGAAGTGTTTGTAGGTTGTTCACGCCCGGCATGGGATTGTTGCGGCGGTTGTGTCAGGGATTATTCGTGTTTTGTTTGCGATGGCAGCGGCGAGTTGACAGCACCAAACGACGATTGGTACACAATTAAATTGTTTGATGTACACGCAAAATTGTTGAAACACGAACCTAAACATAAGACATGGATAGAATCTATTGAATGTCAAGTAAACGAATTTTTTTACCAAAAAGAACTATATAAAATATGAAAAC